TTCTTATACTTATGGTGGCATGATGTATACTCTCTGGTATGCTAAAGAAATATTAGCAAAAGAGTTTATAGTAATGTATGGAGTTTCACTGATTAAATACTACTACGAGGATGCTTGTTCCTATTATAGTCATCAAGAAGAAATCAAACGGAGCATGGAGAACAACAGTAACGTAGAAATAAAAACTAAGGTCATTAAAATAAATAAAACAACATCTACAAAACCAATACAATCTAATTCGCTTATAGATTTAGGAAATTTAATAAAAGGTGGTGACACTCATTAATTTTAGTCAACAGGTAGATAAAAAAGCAATTTTCTTATTATTTGGGTGTTATTGTAATAATCCTCGATTGGTGTTAGATGAAAAGTATTCAACTAATACCAATGATTACCCTGAGAATTTTCATAAAATGATTTGGGGTGCTATAGTAAATATTGCAAAGAAACGAAATGTAGAAAAAATTGGAGCTTTAGAATTAGAAAATGAAATATCCCAAATAGAGGAACTTCTCTTAATTTGGAAAAATAATAATGGATGGGAATATATAGAATCATCCATTGAAATGACAAAAGACAAATTAGACAATGTTGGTCAATATTACGATGATGTTAGAAAATATTCTATTATTCGTAACGCTAGTGAAGAATTAAAATTAAACATAAGTTTTATATACGACGAAACTGACGATGATAAAATTCAAAAATTTAATTCATTAACTAGCACCGAAGTATTAAATGAAATTAACAATAAGTTTTTAGAATTTAAGTTACTATGGAAGAATGTATTTGGTGATAATTACTCCTTTCATGTAGGAGAAGGTATATCCGATAGGTTGGCAGAACATAAACGAAAAGAAAATACATATGGTTATCCGTTTCAAAGTGGTTATTTAACTACAGTTTATAGAGGTATGAGAAAGAAAAAATTTATAATTAGAAGTTCCATATCTGGAGGTGGTAAATCTCGTTCGTCAATGGCTGATGCGGTCAACATAGCCACAACATTTATATATGACTGGAGTAAACATGAATGGATTTCAACAGGTGAAAGAGAACCCGTATTGTTCATATCTACTGAACTAAGTAAAGAGGAAATACAAGATTGTTTGTTGGCTCATATTAGTGGTATAGATGAAGATAGAATTTCCGAATGGTCAGATATAACTAACGAAGAAGAAAGTATATTAAATATAGCAGCTAAGTTAGTTGAAGAGTCCATGTTATATGGTGAATATATGCCAGATTTTACAATAGATACTATTAGTGAAACCATTGAAAAATATGTGATTAATCATAACATAGGATATTGTTTCTTCGATTACATCAACGATTCGCCATCTTTGTACAGTTATTATTATGAAAAAAGTAAAACTAGACTCAGAACTGACCAGATATTATTTATGTTTAGCAATTCATTAAAACTTGCCTGTAATAAATACAATGTATATTTAGGGTCAGCTACACAGCTAAATGATTCATATAAAGACGATATAAACAAAGATGCGGGTGCGTTGAAAGGTAGTAAGTCAATAGTTGAAAAAGCAGATGGTGGTATATTAGCACTTCCTGTTACACATAAGGATTTAAAAAAATTAGAACCAATTTTAAAAGCAGATGGTAGGTTTGGAACTCTTGTTCCTAACATGGCTTATTACATATTTAAAAACCGTGGTGGTAAATGGAAGTCGATTATAATATGGACAAAAATTAATCTTGGAACAATGAGAGAAGTAGATTGTTTTGTCACTAATTATAATTTTGAATTAGTGCCAGACATTGAAAAAACATTAATTGAATTTCAATTAGACGATGTTGGTGATGTTGGTATAATTGAAACTGATAACGGAATTAACGTATCTGGAGCAATTGATATTGTAAATGAATTATCCAAATCTAAATAGAGAGGAGATTGATTTACAATGACAGCTCAAGACTTAAAAGATAAATTAACAGAGGATAACATAAGGCAATTGCTTATTGAAATGGGAGCAAGTTTTTATTATGAAGATGATGACATTTGGATAACAGATACCATTTGTCATCATGGTTCTAAACCAAAACTGTATTTTTACAAAGACTCACAAGTGTTCCATTGTTATACTGAATGTGGTCAAATGGATATATTAGGATTAGTTAAACGATATAAAGACTATTCAGATGAGGAATTTTATAAAGTAATAAATTGGATATGTATTAAACTTAACCTTGATAATTATGAGTATGGTTTTGGAAATCAAGAGCAAATATCAGATTGGGAGTTCATTAGAAATTATAAAAAACAATCAAAAAAACAACAAGTAGATACTAAATTATTAGTTCCCTATGATAAAAATATATTGAATATATTTCAACCGATGTATGTTCAAGATTGGATTAATGAGGGAATAAGTATTGAAACTATGAAAAAATATAACATTGTGTATTCTACATGGCAACAAAAAATTATAATCCCTCACTTTGATATTAATAATCAATTGATTGGAGTACGAAGTAGGTCAATGCTAGAAGAAGATGTTGATTTGTTTGGTAAATATACACCTTTCAAAGTAGGTAGAAAACATTTTTATAATCATGCGTTAGGACAAAATTTATTCGGTTTAAACCATAATTTGAAAGCAATACAAAGAAAAAGAAAGATTATGTTGGTTGAATCCGAAAAAGCAGTTATGCAGACAGATAGTATGTTTGGAGATGACAATTTTACAGTTGCGTTATGTGGTAGTAATTTGACCAGTTATCAACGTGGTATAATTTTAATGCTTGGTGTAAGAGAAGTAATTGTTGGTTTAGACAAGCAATATGAAAGTTTAGATTCTGCTGAGTGCAAGGAATGGGCTAAAAAAATAAAAGAGAATATAATTGATAATTTAGTTCAATATGTTAATGTTTCAATTTTGTGGGATACTCAAAATTTATTAAACTATAAAGATGCCCCAACAGACAAAGGAAAAGATACTTTGCTGTCTTTAATGGATAATAAAATATATGTTACGTCACAGTAAGGAGGTAGATATGAGTTTTAAATATAAATTATTAGGAAATATAGAATTTGGAAATGAAATACAGTCTATACTTAAATCCAAGGGAATTATTGATGTAGCATCATTTCTACAACCAAGTAATAAGCACCTAGAAAGTGAATGGTTGTTTGATAATATTGAAAAAGCTAGAGATAAGTTTATATTTCACTTGAATAATAATAATAAGATGTTAATTGTTGTTGATACAGATGCAGATGGTTACACTTCAGCAGCTTTAATGTATCAATATATTAAACGAATTAAACCGTCAACGTATGTAGACTATATTATTCATAAAGGAAAAGAACATGGCTTGTCTGATTTACTTCCTCAAATATACGGAAGTGAGTATAAATTAATAATAATTCCAGACGCAGGTAGTAATGATTATGTAGAATGTACAGACTTGTGTTTAGACGGAAAAGATATAATTGTTTTAGACCATCATATTGTATCTAATATTGACAAAGAAAAGCCGTTGAAATATCACGAAGGAAGATACACGAAGGAAAATCCAGCTATTATTGTAAATAATCAAGCTTCAAATAAAATTACAGACAAAGCTATGACAGGTGTAGGAGTAACGTATAAATTTTGTAAGGTTTTGGATGCTTATTTTAAAGTTGATTTCGCCGATGATTATTTAGATTTGGTAGCAATTGGAATGATTGGTGACCGAGCAGACTTATTTAATTTACAGAGTAGATATTTGGTGTTACATGGATTAGATAAAATCAAAAGGAAAATTAATAAAAACAAGTTTATTTCAGAATTAGTTAAGGCACAAAGCTATTCTATGAATAATAAAGTTACATTTAATGGAATTGGTTTCTATGTCGTTCCTTTAATTAATTCATTAATTAGGCTTGGTGATTACGAAGAGAAGAAGATTATGTTTGAAGCACTTTGCAATTCAGATAAAAAGTTATTAAGAAAAGTAAGAGGGAAAGGAGAAATTGAATTATCTATTCAAGAGTATTCTTTGAAATCTTGTCAAAGTGCTAATAGAAAGCAAAAGAAAGTAACAGAAGAAAGTGTACAAGCATTGTCTGATGATATTAATGATAATAAATTAAATGAATATCCAATACTAATCTGCAACGCAAGAGAAAATGTAGACTTAAATTCAACAGGATTGATAGCAAATAAATTAGTTTCGACATATCAAAAGCCTAGTTTGTTAATGAGAAGATATGAAAATGTGTGTTCTGGAAGTGGTAGGGGTTATGATAAATGTGAAATATTAAACTTTAATCAATGGTGCAAAGATACTGGTTTATTTGATAAAATTGAGGGACATGACAATGCCTTTGGTGTAAATATTAAGTTTGAAAATACATATAAATTATTTGAGTTAATTTCTAATATGAAATGTATAAATGAACCGATTTATTATGTTTGTGGTATTTACAATAGTAATACATTAAGTGACCAAGTTATTAAGCGTATAGCAAACTACGATTACTTATGGTCAGCAGGTGTGGATGAACCTTTGTTTCTAATTGAAAATATAACATGTAATAAGTAT